CTGATAAAGTTGTCGTTACTGAATAATATCCTGTTCCTTGAAACGGTAAATTCGTTATTGTCGTCGAAGAGTTTGCGCCAATGCTCGGAGTTGTTCCAAACGCGAACTTTAAATCAGAATCTTTCGCTGTATAAGACGACGCACTCGTTCCGTAATTGTAAATTGCCGTTATCTTAGGCTTACCAGTAGTATCGTTTACGGAGTTACCGTACGCATTAGTATAAATAGTTGCTCTGTCGATATTAGAAGAAGAATCGTTTTTAAAACTGCCTATCTTCTTATAATAAGTTGCACCCGTCGGAGTTGTCGAGTTGGTCGAAAATGTAACCGTGAACGTCGTAGCGTCTGCGTCAGCTACCGCATAAACATAATATGTGGTTGACGCTGCCTCCGCCCCAGTATCAATGTTAGCCCACGTTACAGTCGTGGCAGATGTATTCGCTCTAAACTTTCGGATCGATCCCGTAGAGTTAGAACACGCAACCTCGCCTATTGTTACAATAACCTCAGTCGTACTGCTCCACACAACATTAGTCGTTTGATACTTGCTGAGAACCCTATCCAAAGGGTCAGTCATTCGCTGGTATATAACCGCGTCAATATCAGATACCACTTCCGTACCTAACGGTGTGTCCTCGCCCGTGCCATTGCGCCATTCCGTTGCAGAATAACATGGTGTTATGCCTACGGCTAAAATTAGACCGACTACTAAAAGTAACTTTTTCATATACATCTCCTTTTCAAGATTTCATAATATAGGCAAGCGCATAATAAGCTGGCCTGTTTTCATGTGATGATGCTGCATTAGCCGCAGCGCTTGGGCTAGAATTGACCGACTGGTATAAAGTATCTGAATCCGTACCGTCAACTCTTTTAGCCGCCCCGCCACCGCCGCCCTCGTATGTAGTAATAGCGTGGGTATGGATAGGTAGCCCGCTTTGTGCGCCGGTTAAAGTAACTGAATGTGCGCCGCCTGTATCCGCAACGTCGTTTGTTCCTCCGCTATCAGCGTCAGCGTGAATAATGAACTTGTCAGTTAAATCAGGCGTGTCGTTCTCTCCGTCACAAATAACCCATCCCTGCGGGATATCGTCAATAGCGCCGTACCACAGTGCTATTATTCCCTTTGGAACAAGCACGCTCATTTCGCTATCAATGCGCTTCAACTCTTCGTTGAGTACGGGTAAATCCTTATTTTCAAACCCTGTTATCTGTTCCGCCGACTCTATTGTCAGACTTGTTCCCCCGACATAAAAGACTAGAGCAGCAAAGATTATAACATGTATCCATCTAATTTTCATTACGTCAAATCCTCCTCAACGTCATATACAACAATTATCTTTTCTATCTTAACAGGGGTAGCGCTTGACTCGTCTATTTCAAGCCGGATCAATTCGCCGACCAAATTACCGTCAGGGAAATATTCTATATAATAATCTGGATATTCTAACAAATCTATCGCAAACGAATCGGTTTCCCCTTGTATACTGGTAAACGTAAGGTTTAATGTTCCTGCCGTATCGTCAGGCCATTCGTAATATACATAAATCTTGCGTAACTCTTTTACATATCCGGGGATACCAAAATCGTTCCACCCGCTGCGGTATCGTATCGGTATCGCCGTTTCTTCGGTCGATCCGGCAATATCAAATGTTACCCTTACCACATAATTAGACTCTCGAAACAAAGTCGGCGTTTCTGTGATAGTATCAGTTGTCGCGTTAATCCTATATTGCATGTATACCGCATCTGTTGTAGAAGTCGCCTCTGATATATCAGAACCCGTTGAATCCGTGTACCCGGTATTCCAAGCCGCTAACGACGTATCTAACGTAGTCGCTCCCATACGAATATCGAAAGTTATATCTCCTCCGCCAGATGGGAAAGTTTCTTTCCAATACAGTTTGTCAAGAGCAGACGCGTTTATTGTTAAGTACGGAGATGTATACGTTCCGTCAAAGTCAGGTCTGTCAATTACAGAGCCAGCCGTTGCCATACTGTTTATTGTGCTTGTCCAGTCAGCATCCGTAACACTATCAAGAGTAGCTGTCCACGCCAACTCTATAACAGGGCTATCAGAATCTCCGCCTACCGAAGTGGGAATGTACCGCATATCATCCCACGTTCCGTCAAAGTCGTCATGCGTCTTGTGTACGATTTCCTTAACGGTTTCGGTATGTGCGTAAACTAACCCGCTATTAGACGCGCCGGAGTATAACGCTTCAACGTCAGAGCCGGAACTAAAAACGTGTAAGACGTTTGCATTAAACAAGTCAATGCTGAACGCTTTATCTATTAAGTCAATTACAAGAATCCTATCATTGATCGCCGACCCGGTTGCTGTTGACGTATACGTCATGTAATAGCTATTCTTGAAATATTCTGCCCATACAGTAGGGAAATTAGACGCTTGAATATCGCGTATTGTCGGCGTGACTTTATCGGAAATTAACTCCGAATATTGACCTGTGAAATTATAAACGCCGTTATTTGCTAAGTACATAATACCCAAATCAGTTTCAATCGCAGAGTACGGCGCTTGACACCCTACAAAGCTGAACGGATCAGTTATTGCCCAGTCCGTATCAGGGTCGTCTTCTCTTGTATCCATCTTCTGAATAGTGTTATTTTTCGATACCGTAAGCAACCCTAACCAGTTCTTAATAAAAGTTATTTCATCCCCGTCATTCGGCCGGATATTAAAGTATGCGTCTGACCGGAAATAATCGTGTGACGCGTCTTCGCTATAATATAACCGTGACGGAGTTGTTGAATTGTTGCCTAACCAAAGACGGTTTTTGTGTAATACGCCAAACCTACCGAGCGGGGCTGCATACGTTGCTGTTGCCGATATAGCCGCGCCTAACGCACCGTCAGCATCAGAATCCGTGGTTGTGGTTGCAGTATTGTTAGGAATTGTGCCAAGAGAATCTCCAACGTCTGAAACAAGTTTATACGTTGTATCGCCATTGCTCGGTCTGTATATCTTACGCCCTATTACCGACTCGCCAAGTATCGTATCAGGGCAAATAGGTATCATTGTCAAGTTTATATCGTTGTCAGATACCGTAATCTCGTTTGACGCCGTTCCTAGCGATATTTCGTAAGAAGCCGTATAACAAGACGTTTCGTAACTATACGTTCCGTTAGGGCCGGACCCGCTCCCTGCATCCGTTGCCAGAGCAGCGCCTAAATAAGTGGCGGATGTAGAAGACCCGTCATACTTTATTGGCTGGTTTACGCCGTCTGTTCCAATAGCTATATCGTGCCACGTTAACCAATCCCACCTGTTATCAGCCGTATCTACCGTGAATATCGTTGTAGGTAACCCAGTCGAATCGTCACAAGTTAAGATTTTATTACCGTAGTTTACTAAAGTTATCTTTGTACCGTCTTTCATATAAAAACGGTGTAACCCTGTTATCGGGCCATCCGCATCTGCCGTACACGCAGTCTTAGTGGTATCGCGTTTCGTCAGGGATTTATACTCGGTATCAAACCTTAAATTCTCAAGGATATCGCCCTCGCTCTTCTGTAAAGAAAAAGGCGACATTTTAAGATTTAAACCGCCGCTGAAATCGTCATATTCGTAAACACAGTTCCTCGTACATTGTTGAGCGTCTACTGCGGGCGTGAATAATAAAAGCAGCGATAAGAGTACAGCAAATTTTCTCATGTTTATCTCCTAGACCGGCCTGTACCTCGGTAATTTGTCGGTGGGCGCAGTTGAGTTTCCTGGTATGTACCTCTAAAAGTTTCCTTTTTCATCCAGTTGATATAATCGTCGTATTCCTGCTTGGCAAACTGGGCATCTTCTTTTTTCTTAACTTTACCCATGAACACACGCATCTTTAAATATAAAACAAGAACGTAATGGAACGGCTCTAAATGCGCCAACTCGTTAAACGGTTTCTTTGAATCGTTATCTAACGTATCCGGTAAATCTACCGTATAGACAAGGATATCTTTAATCGCGCTCGGTAAAGTGCCTAAATAGATATACTCGTTTCTCCTGTAATAGTCGCGCGGAATACCGCTGCTCTGAGATAACCATGCCGGGCGTTTCTGGTACAACCCTGCAATGCTTTCCAACTCAATACGCCTGTTGTCATAAACAACGCCGCCGCCAGGTAACTCGTCGATATCGTAAAAATTAACTATTTCTGACGTAAGGCTATAATCACGTTTATCTATTATCGAAGAGAACGTCGTTTCTCCCCTGATAAGTCTTGCCTTTGTCGCTACCTCTAAATTACCAACTTCGACCCATGACTGTAATACGGCGTCGCTTGCTACGTTGGCTGTAATTTCGGGGTTTTCCTGCCGAAAACGAGTAATAATATCTCCGCGGGTCATTGTAAATCCTCCTTTTCATCACTATCCCACCTACCATAAACCGTAGCACATTCGGGGTGTTCTTTAATGTACTTGTTTAAATCTTCTGGCGATCCGTGATGTGGTAATCCTGCAATAAACTGTCTGATGTCTTTTTGAGCAACAAAGCCTGATACCGCCCTTAAATGGCGCGGCACGTCTTCGCTACAATAATCAAGTCCGGGTGTACTAACTTTCTTAAATCCTATTATTTGACCAAGAATCCCAAACCAATCGTATATTTTCCGATACCACGGTAACGCTAATTTCTTTTTAATTGACGCTAGGATCAACAATTTCTCTGTGTCTGTCAGCCCGCCTATTGTAATAAATTTCAGCCTATTGCCTTTTTTCATGTACCGCTTAACCGCTACCTCAGAATAAGTGTTGCCCTGTGACGCAAACAACCCCTCTCTGTGCATCCACATTACATGGTTATAATACCCCTTTGTCCGTATCTTGATTATCGACTGTATAAGCCCGCTCGAATGGTCGGAGAAAACTATCAACGGTAAATCTTCTTGTGGTATCTTATTCGGGTCTAACACAATTTGTCCTCCACGGAATCCATACATCTAAGGTTGACCAGAAATATCCGTTTGCGTCGTCGAGAGAACCGTACTGCGTCTTGACTTCATCAGCATCTAATCTGACGCCTTTAGCGTTCTGGTAATGTACCGCACACCCGCCTAACAAAAAAACGATAATAATAAAATAAATAGTTTTCATTTCTTATCTCCAATTCTGATAGTTATGGCATCCTGTCGTTTTATTAGCCTCTCTATTCTTGGCTCAAGCCGATCTTGCATTACTAATAGCTTGTCAACCATTATCTTATTATAATTGTATATAGTTATTAAGTCAGCTACCGCATGGTTAAGGTTTTCTAAGTCGCGCTTTAACTCTTCCACGCTGTCCTCCTTATATTTTCAAATTCCCAATTACAACCCAACCGACAACTACTAAAAATAATCCCCATAACCCACCAACTGCTATTTTCATAGTGTCAAGTCTTTCTTTATGAACCATACAATTCAAATCATCCATCTTCGCTATTTTAGGAGCATTAAACTCGTGCATCATTTTCTGTTCTGCTTGCATTGCAGATATATCGGTCTTTATTTCTACTAGAGTTTGGTGTATTACTTGCAGTTCATCCATTATTCCCTCCAAAGACTTTTCCTGTTAGAAAACAACCTCATGTATAGTCAGTAAACTTTCATGTTAATTATCGTACCACCGTTTATTGACCTGTTCCTACCACCCGGCGACGGTCTTGTAGGCTCAACATCTGAATTATAAAAAATCGTTATTCGTGGCCGATACGCTGCCGTACCGTTCTCTGTATCATGTGCCTTGAATGTTGCCGTTGTGCCTCTCTGCTGAATACAAATATCGAAATCGCTACCGATATTATTCTGTATATAAGACTCAAAAGAACCGCCCGTTTCTGATGTAAAGATTATCTCAGAGTTTATATCTTCAGCCCCGCCTATTGTGTAAGTAGTCAGCCGTGACGTTCCGTCTGTGTAATCCCCTGTTATATCAGTCGCATCCCCTCGCGCGCCTGCCGTGTTCCAAGAGTTGCCTGTTGAGTATACGTTCCACGTTGCCTGTGCCTCAACCCACGCCTGTAAAGACTCGTATGCGTCAAGCGTTCCTAATCCAGTTGGCGCGGCTTGCATATTAAGCTGTAACTGAGCGTCAACTATTGAAGAACCCGCTGTTATATCCGTACCGGCAAATCTAAGGCAGAATGACTGTTCTGTTGCCGCCCCGCCAGTAGCCTCAAAAGCTACACAAGCCGTTCCGCTACGGTTACCTGTTATTCCATTCGTGAACCCGCAAGTATACGCTCCGGCCGCTCCCGCCGTTCCAGACCCTAACGAAGAGTTTGCCCCCCACGCAGGCGTCTGTTGATCGTAATGCTCTGTATCAAGCACACCCGTAACGGTGTTGTTGCTATAAGCTACGTTTGAAATACCGCCCAAAACCAGCGCACCTGTCGTTACTGTGGTAATTGAACATGAATCTTCGCCATTACAAGAAGCCTCCGGCGCTTGCTGAACAAGCCCGCAATACGTTACCGCACCAAGCATTATATCAACGCTCGCACCACCGTCATACGTTGCAATAAGGTTATACGTTCCCACATCCGGGTTGAGAAGATAATATATACTTGATTTTTCGCCGTTCCAGTAAGAATCAGCTTTCCCTAAAGTTGCCGCATCTCCGTTATAAGTTACGGAATTAGGCGTTGTATCGCCAGTTTCTTCCGTTCCAACATGAATTATCATTATCTGATCAGAACATGCCTCCGTTGTAAACGATACCGTTTTGCTGTCAGCGTCATCTGATCCGCCGCTATTAACACGGCCAAGAGTAATACCTCCCCCGGAGGCTATTGTAGCCCCTAAATCACTGCCATCCTGATTAACCGCAGCAGCGCTGCTATCGAGCATAATATCAGCAGTCGCATATATTGTTAGTTCGTTCTCTACCGGGGGCGGAGTAGGAGAACATTCGGTAATACAGTCTGAATCTTCCCAGCAGAATCCGGCTGCCTCACAGTCTGTCTGGTTATCGCAATATGATACCGACCCTAAAATACAAATATTCTGGTCTGAATTATATGTATAACAGTCGCTTGCCCCACCTAAATCGTTGTCATGCCAGTAACACGTCTGTATTGACGCCTCGCACTCTATTCCACCATCAACCTCTGAACAAGCCGAACATTGGTCGTCACAGTCTGCCGGGCTTGACTGTTGATAATCATAGCAGTCGTTTGTATCATGCCAATAACACGTTAAATCTGACCCTAAACATTCCGGCTCGTTAAGACACAATTCACAGTCGTTGTCATAACAAGTCTGCGCTGCTGCACCAGAAGAGAATACAATGTCATAATCGCCAGACGCCCCTGATATCGTCGCTAGACACGTTCCCTGGCTCGTTACCGTACACCCTAGAGAAGTTGCGCCACCGCCATCCTTTGCCTTTGTTATTGTCCAACTCAGCGCCGGATCTAAATTCATTATATATATAATAATATCTTCCGCATCCGTGGTCGTAAATTCTATGGTATTCCCAACTTGGAATTTGCTCATATCAGCAGTTTTAGAGAATCTATCGGGGTCGTAGGTTGCTACATATCCAACGTCTTTATACCAAGCAGACGTAAACGTGGTTGTATTATCATTCTCTGAATTATACGCTACGAGTTTCTTCTCTCCATCAAGGTCTATCAATACACCATGTACGTCTTCTCCGGCAGAAACGTCTATTTCTGTCAATGTGGGCAATGTTCCCCCAACATGCAATACGTTAAGCCAGTCGAAAAATTCTCCCGTTGCCCTTGTATATCCAGTGTTGCTCGCTTGCGTAAGCCTTATTTGGTATTCGTCAATTTCAGACGCAGTAAGTGTTCCACCAAAATAATACGGAGTTGAATCAGTATAATCGTCAACTTGGAAATTAGCGTATGAATATCCGGGTATATATGTCCACAGATAGACTTCCTCGCCATTCTCTGCTGTCCAATTAAATCTATCTCCGTTCTGCGTTACCGCCTCATTCGTATTCATAACAAAATGGTGCGCAAAAGAACCGTCGTGCATCCGGCTACCGCCATCTGCGGGTGGTTGCCAATAGTCTTCATGCAATTTCCCTAACTTCCAACTAGGGCTGCTATTGTCGATACAAGACGTATCGGTTGGTCGGCAAGACTCTATCCTATCGAAGAAAACGGCAGTATCAGATCCGTCGCTATTGTGTAAAACAATTCTCTGGTTGGTATGCTCTCTCACCGTATCTGGATATGGGTCATCAGCGCCGTTCTTGTGATATATTCCTCCTGTTAATCCGCCTATTGCTGAATAATCTGTGCCAAACTCTTGGTAAATTCTTCCAAAAGCCTCCCTCATTATCCCCATTGCGCCATATAAAAGAACGCCATTAAGATACGGGTTTTCTGCCTCTCTCTGCCCAAAATATAACCGTGGAGAGGTGACTGCTATTCCGTCGCTTCTGTAAAGACCGAAATCAAGCCATGCATCAGTTTCATGGTCAGCGAATGTTCTTCCACCGCTTCTTAGTATGCTGAACGAATCAGAAGAACCCCAACTTGTATGATTATACGCTATACCCATTCCGTGATCGAAATGTTGCACTAGCCCTGACGGTGCAGTCAACGTATCTGTTCCCTCTGCGTACAAAGCCCAGTCGCCCGCAAAACACGCAGTCGTCTTTGTGTCGAATAAAATATCTGCTATGTATCTTACAGTTGCGTTGTTATCAAGATATGACGCTAAATTATAAACACCCATGCTATTATACGACCTCTGCCCTCTAGGTTGATTTTGATTTTGCACATCTCCCCACATATACTGTTCACTAATGTTCGATACTTGCTGTGCAACTAATCTATCTGCAAGATCATCAACTGCACCAGTAATCTCGGGGAAATGGTCTGTCGCTCCATAATAATCGCTAATAAAATGGTATGCGTCAAATATATACCTTAATGTTCCGTAATTATAGGCAGAACTTTCAACCCAGTCGCCACCCTTACCGTAATTGATAATGAAATGGTATACTGCGTTTCGCCATGTTCCAACATTATCTCCCGTATAATCAACTCCGCCGACTGATCCGTAGTTGCCGGAATAATTTAGCATACTGTTCATCTTAGACGGATTATCGTTTGCATAAATTAAAGCGTGTAAGACTACCCCGAAATAGTGGCCTATACATTCGTCTGTATCAACCGAGCATCTTGTACCGTGGTTTCCCCACGGGTCTTGTCCAGTAACTTTTTCAAAATATACGTCAAGTAGCGCTAATAGATTTGCTTTCTGTCCGGCTGACATTCCCTCACACGCTAATAAACAAATAGCTGATACTGGTACATAAGAACCTCTTGTTTTGTTCCTGTTTAGAGTCGATATTCCTATTTGGCTGAAAATCCTATTATACGCCTTTGACGCATAATCTGCGTTGCCTGTAAGACGGTACATTACAGCTTCATCCATGCCGTATGCGTTATCGCACCCCGTTCCTAAATCAGCGCGATACTTAACGTCAACGTATATCTTATCGTTACCAGACTCCATTGCTGTCCAGTTAGCGTCAATAGCAGCAGTCCACCCAATATCGGGTATTGCCCCGTATGAGTGAACGGCCACCATTAAAAAACAAATTGTGAAGATTATTC